CTAATACCGGGTAGTCTTTATTTACGAAAAACGAATAACGCAGGGTGTCCCTTTTTGCCGTTAAGGTGTCAACTGTAAGCCCTGTGTACTTTTGATAGGTTGCATTTTCCGAGAAATTCGGCAGTACTTTTGTGAGCGACTGAGGAAATGCCACTACTGAGAGCAACATTAGTCCGATTAAAATTATAAACTTTTTCATTTTATATTTTTCCTTTCTTTTTATGGTTTATAATTATTGTTGCTGTGGTGCGTTAGCTTCAATGGCTGCGATAGCTGTGGCGAAAACACCTTTTACGAACGTACCTGCAAACTGTGATTTCACTCTCTGCATACCTTCCAATTCAGCACGGAGGGTAAACTGGTTCTTCCCAAACTGGTCATTCATCCATCCGATGTCAATAGTCACATCCTGAACCATATTGAACAGGCATTTTGAAAAGTCGCCTAACAGAAATTCGCCGTCTGCGATGTCATCGCATTCGATAATAGGGACTCCCTTCAAAGTCTTGTCCTGATTGATCATGAACTGAGGCATTATGTACTGACCAAAGTCATTTTTTTGCAAGTCCATATCAACACCTGCGCCAATTCCGATAAGGATAGCGTTCGGGCGGCTGCCCTTGTATGCCTTGCGGCTCTGTTTCCATGCAAGTAAAAGAACATCCCACATGTTCGCGTCAGATACATAAGTAGTGCCAATAGTTACCGTAGTTGCATATCCCATGATTCCCTTTAATGAAGTGGTGCTATCAGTACCGTTTATAACTTCGCTGTTCAGTTTATTCCTGAGTGAAATTAAAAGTTCCTGTCTTACTTCCTGTTCCAAAAGCGGGTAGTTGTTTACTGCCCTTTTTGACAGGATAGACATGACGGCAATAGTAACAGCGTTTGCACTGGCTTCTGTCCATGTGAAGTCCATGAGTGCTTTAATGGTCGTACCCTCAACAGCTTCTGAGTTTTCAGCATATCCAGCAGCACCACCGTTGGCAACTCTCTGAACCCATGATAACGGGTTTGAACCGGGCCCGCCGTTCATTCTTGACACCAACATTATCGGGTCAAATTCATTGGGGAGTGTTCCGTCCACCTGTTGTTCACGATAACCCAAAACAACACCAGAACCAAAGTTAGCGGAAGTTACCACCGTGGCGGCTGTCTTCATTTGAAAACTTACCTTTGCCCCACCTTTTGCGGCTTCAATAATAGCATCTTTTTTCTCTTTGAAAATTTCAGTAAGTTCCTGATTAAAGGTTTTTTCTTTGATAACGCCTTTTTCTTCCAATGCTTTGACGGCTTTTGCAAGGTCAATCATTTTGGTTTCGATAAACTCGCCAAGCCCTTTTATGGTTTCGGCTTTCAGTTCTGCGGTTTCCATGAACTTTTTTAGCTCCTCGGCCCTCTGCTCGGCTGTTAATGCCCCCGCTTTTGCAGATATTTCAGCAAATTCCAAGATAGCCGCAACGTTTTTCTTTTGGGCTTCATCGGATATGCTGTCTAAGATTTCTTTTTTTGTGATCATTTTTTATTTTTTAGTGATTTATAAATTAGTGAATTATTTAAACATTTCCCAACCTGTTTGAGTGGGTTGCCCCGGCTCAAACAACTTTCGAAGAGTGTCTGCTGACGGCTCTTGTAAGCCTTTTATAATGGTTATGATTTTTTCAATGTATTTGCCCCGGTCGTCTGTATAGTTGCACTTTCTTAAACGGGCTTCAAATTCGTAAATAAGCGAGTCAATGTCTTTGAAGTTCTTCATGTCAAATAGTGGCGTGTTTTCGTTTGCCGCATAGCTGACTGTTGAATATTCGTACATCTTTAATTCTGCAATGTCCTCCCCCTTTATATCTTTGTTTTCGTTTACCTTCATTGTTTGATACATGAATGAATGCTCCATTGCCCGGTCGTTATCCTTGAAGAACTTGTATTCTTCAAACAGATCCTTTGCAATAGGCTTTGATAGGTTTAGTTTGCTTTCAACAATAGCGTGTGAGTCGCTTTCGTACATTTTGACAGGAATACCAACACGGCTCCTGATTTTCATGTCATGGTCAATATAATGATTTTGGCGGCTCCCGTTTTCTTTAAATGTTTTGGCAAATGCGCCTTTTCTTACAATATCATCGTAGGAGTCACGGTTGCCAAATGCAGAAATACCAATGATAACAATACCTTTTGCATCGTTAACGTCAGTTATTTTATATTCAAATGCCTTTGCCTTTACTATTTGATTGTCCATTACTTTTTAGTTTTTGATTTCCGTTTAAGAAATTCCGCATATGTTTCTCCGGGCTTTTGTTTAATTGTTTTTGCCATTGGTATTCAAGTTTATATTGTCCTCAATGAATTTTTTTGCTTCTTCAACTGTGTAAATGGTTGCCGTTACTGCCGTACTTAATCCGCCAACTAATGCTACAAACGCATCAATTTCGTCTTTCTTTGACTTTTGCAGGCACTCAACGTGCGAAAAGTCCGACATTAAAGCGTTCTGTAGATAGAAATACTTTGTAAATTGCTCATCTTGTATAGCCTGTTCGGGTATGATCGTATTTTGGTATGCTGATTTTTGAGCCTCTGAGAAGTTCGTGAATGTAGTATCAGCTATCCCGAACAGATAAGGCGACAAGCCAAACCCGGTACATATTTCCTTCCAGTCCTTTTCAACCTCCTGAAATGCTTCTAAGTCGGTAGTATTAACCCCGATCTTTTGAACCCTTAATGTCTGTGTTGCAAATGCTATTTGTTTTTGGTTTCTTTTCCACCCGTATCTACTTGTTGGCCCTGAAAACCTGTCTTCAAGTTCTGCTTTTGCATCAGGTAACATGATCTGAGAACCTGTTACACTCTTTTCAGGGCTTACCACGACAGCCGGACCGCCGTTGGTTAAATTCTGGTTGCGGGCCTCATATGCTGCAATAACATTTTGAACGGCATCGCCTAAAGGTAATAGCCTTGATAAGCCTAAATTATAGTCCTGTGTTGTGCTTAAAAAGTCAAAACCAATGTCATTAATGATAAACAGTTCATTGGGTTGTATGATGATCGAATGGCTATTATGAGTCCATTGGTAATTTACTACATTATTTGAGAAAACATCCGGGGCTGCTCCCAAATTTGGCACAAGTTCCCAGTTAGGAATAACAATATAATCCCATTTATCAGGGCTTATCCCTGCTAATTTCCTGACATAAATATAAGACTTCCCGAATACCTGAACACAGGTCTTATAAAACATCTGGAATTGCTTACCTTGCTTGTCTAAAACCTTTTGAAAATTGTCTTTTACTTCCCCACCCTTGCCATCTGAAAAATATTGCCGCCCATTCATCGACATAGCGACCTTCATATTAACTACGGCTGTAACAGCCGGGCAAAATACATAGGCGTTTCTTTGCCCCTCAATAGTTGAGGTGTCGCAGGTCTTTGTGTTTCCTGTTAGGTTTGAGAATAGTTGAACCGGATAGAAATAGTTAGTACCAACGGTTTGACCGGGTGCGGCTGTTTTAACTTGAATGTCCTGAATATCCTTAGACTTTTTAAAAGGCCACATTGTAAATTTGTGAGTTTAATTCACAAAAATACAACAGAAAAAGGCATAATAATATATTTACTATGCTACTATAACTTAATAAATGTTAAAATGATTATTCAGGCTGGTATCTGAAAGTCCTAACGACTTCTATTGATACTACGTCTTTATCCCTACTTATAATACCGATTTCCCAACCTTCACGCATGAGTTGTTTTAATACTTGCTTACAGAAAGTATCATATTCGGTATTTACAACGTAGCTTAAATTATGCTTTATTATTATTGGGAGTGCCATATTAATTTATTTTAAATGCTTCAACTATCTTTCTGCAATTATGCGCCCCGACCCCCTGAATTCCTGCCACAATTTTAATAACTTCGATGTACTTGTAGTGCGGATATAGTTTTTTCTGTTCGATAAAACAGGCGTAAACCTTTTGATCTCTGGCAGGGATATTTATTTTGAGGGTTCTACTCATTATGGTATTTGGCTTAAATAATTTAAAGCATTATTGATAAGTAGTTCATCCATGTATGGCCTTGACGAATTCAAATCTAATATTATAAGTTCTCTTGCTAACTTGCTTCCAACTCTTATATATTGATCGTGGTCGCCCTTTAATAATGTGTACTTCAAAATTAGTCTATCAATTAAATCATGCGCCTTTTCATCGAATATAACTGTGAAGTTGTCGGATGGGTTGGTTGGTTCTGTCATAACTAAACGTCTTTTATCATTTTAAAATTTTCCTTTTGAAAATCAACTGCTTTTCTGAAATCAAATTCAGTAAGTTGCTTTTTCTCGGCATCATAAATGTAAATACAGTTTGCGCTGTCTTTTATTCGCTGAACGGTGCAGGCAGGTATTATCTTATCAAACTCATCTTTGGTCATCCAATCTGGGTATTGCTCGCCTGCTATCATGTATTGCTTTTTCTTTCCCCTGCCACGTGTAAAAAATATCTTTGGCGGTGCGCCGGGTATTATTGCGGCATTGGTATAGACTTTTTGAATATGGATTCTAACCCCGTATAGCTTATCAAATGGTGTTTGTTCTGTTTTCATTGCTTATTGTTTAAGTTTTCAAATTTACAAAATAAAACAACGCTTTTTAAATTATTTTCTTAATAAATGTTAAAGTGAAGTTAGTGTTAATTGTTATATCTTTTTAAGCGGACTTTAACAGGTTTTATCGGTTTTTTGCACTCATAGACTAAAAAATCATGTCAGATTTTGAAAAACATTTAGTTTTATGACCATTGTTTATATGTCCTAAAGTTGCCCCGCATTTTTTAGAACAGCATTTTTGTTTTAAATACTTGTTTGATATAAATTCATTGCCACAAATAACACATTTTCGTGTTTCATTATCAATGCCGGAATCCCGCCTATGCTTTGCCCCGCACTTATCTGAGCAGACAGCAGCACTCACATGCCTTGCATTGAATTCTTTATTGCACGCAATACATACCCTTATACCGTAATCGAACACTCCGAAGTTATAATCTTTTGCATGTTGTTTGTGCCACTCAATACCGTCATCTGATTTATGCCACTCCTTTGCATTCTCAACTCCTTTTGTATAAAATTGTTTCAATTTATCCGGGTTGTCCTTAAAATATTTTTTAGTGTGATCCCCTAAATGTTTGCTTTTCTCTTTTAGTATCAGGTTTTCCGGTTCATTATTCCACGTGTTTTCGTCTTTATGGTGTACATGAAATTTCTTTTTATCATATTCGCCATATGTTTGAACCCATACCCATTGGTGCATTTTCCATTTGCCTGTATTGAAATATCGTTCACCGGGCTGCAGCTTAAACCTTTTACCATTGAAGTATTGAGTGGGCTTTCCGTCATCACCAATTGTTATTTTAAAATTTTCCATGTCTTTTTTTATGCAAAGATAATGAAAATAATAATACCAAGCATCAAATATTTTTTTATTAGTTGCTAAAATCTACATTTAGGCAATACCATAGGGCGTCATGCGCATGATCGAAGCCCTTAACAGGCCTGTTGGTCGGTATTCCTCCGATATATTCCCATACCCTGTTTTCTTGCTCTGTTCTCAAATCCACATTCTCAACGTAATGAAGTTTGTGTTTGTTTATCATGTCAATACCAAACTTAACGGAGCCAGGGAACTTGCTCGCAGGGATCGCATTGATTCCGGCCCGGCGCATCAGCTCAATAAATCCAATAGCT